GACGCCGAGCTGCTCGCCTGCCTGATTGAAAAAATATTGATAAACCTTCATAAGCTGATCGGTTAGAGCCCTCGGTTGATAAAAAGTTATTGCATTCCTATTGTGCCCAAAAGTATCTGATTTTGTTCGCCATATCTTCCACGGATAAAGCTCTTCCAGGTTGTCGCCGATATCCATGCGGTCCTTATGTATTTCAACTTGGGGACCGGATGCAATAGAAAGGTTGTTAACCAACGCCCTGGCAGTCGCGTTGCATACCCGCTGGCAATCCTCCATGAGCTCCGGCGGGGCTACGCCCCATATTGAGTCGTTCGACTGGTCAAAAGAAGCCCCGTAATATGGCTTTGTTCCAAGGGGATTTTCATTTAATCGCGCCATTATGATATGGCGGCCAACCATGATGCAAACGGCCGCTACCGGCTCCGCTGGATTCTCTATCTTCGACTCATCCATCCCCCATTCTATTAGCAAGTGGCCAGGTATCTCACCGTAATAATTAAGTATTTCAATAACAGCCTGAGGATCCTCTTGCTCGTTTGGCCTGAATTCAAGATTAGCCCGCTCCTGATCGGTCCACAGCCAATCCTGTAACATGCCCCCACGATAATTTTCGAGAGCTTTATCTATAGCTTTGTTGCTGTAGCCCGGCAAATTTTTCATCTTCGCAAGATCTATTTCTCTGACCCTCTGGCGCTCAATAACGTAACCGTCCTGAATATGCCTCGATCCAGCTGCAAAATAAATATCGAACGGGCTTATTGCCTTCCAGGTACGATAATATTTCCATTCAACTTTCGGGACCTTTTTCCCGCCACCAGAGTCGACCCATGCCAAAGATCGTTTTCGCCTGAGCACGGGGCCCTTTATGAATGCGGTCGGATATGTGGCAAAGTCTTTAATGAATTTCGCCAATTCATCATAAAAACCGCCCTCGGATACTTCGTCCTCGAGCAAGTCCTCTATCCGCTCTGCCTCTTTTTTCGCAACCCGACGATTATCACTTTGCATTTCCTCGCGAAGCTCGAGAAGCCTTGCGTCGATCATCTCTGGCGTGATAACCTCAGGCCCAAATTGTGCCATAATCATCTGTACTTCTTGTTGAACCCTGGAGGCCAATTCCATCTCTTTGTCAACCGGTAAATCTGGCACCGGAGTCGGACTTATTCCCCATGGCTTATCGCCCGCTGGAAGCATGACATCTTTAATCCAAGCTTCTATCGTCCGGCATTTCGCATTCGTGATCATCATATAAATCTGAGATCCACCGAATTTTCGAATCTGAGCCAGGTCATCCGGATCGTATTTTCCCTTGCGCTGACGCAAACACTTTAACAACCGTTCCTCGACAAACCATTTCGTATTTTTGGCACTCGACCAATGGTTTTTAATATAAGCCGCCAGGCCCGTAAGCAAGGGCTCGGATTCCATATCCTTCGTGTCTTCTCGCTTTTGGGCTTCTTGCCTATTCAGCTGCTCATTATTTACAACGCGCAAAAGACCCGGGCCGGTCCCTTCAGGAATAACACCGTTCGCCATACTCACGCACCTTTTCGATTACGCTTCGACTGCTTAAGAGGGTTTACCTTTTTAGTTTCCTTGTTTTGCCCTTCCGGGCCCGATTTCAACGTACATAAAGGACACCCCCCTTTTCTATGCCATGCATCCGGAAAAAGGTAAGCTTTGCATTTGCACATAGAAGGCAATGCATAATCGCAATAAATAAGTTTCTCTGGTATATACTCAGAACCCGCCGGCTCTAAATAACACATGCCAGATATTAAAGCCATTCGGGCTGGAGTCTCCGTTGTCATATACACCCCCCAGCAAACCGTTGATAAAATTATCTTTATTTATTATCTCGTGAAGGGAATATTGTCATACATTATTTCTTTCGTCATGTAAAATTCACCACCACTTGTAATCAAAACTCCGGACTTCTTGCATTTACACGGAGTCCAAGACTTGGCACCGAATATTTCAACGGCAAAAATCGCTATTTCTGGCGCCTTCAAATCACATAAGCATACCGGACATTTTGGTTTATTGAGTATTTTCCAACCCTTTTTGATCATTCAAAATATCCCTTGTGTAAAGTCTTATGTCCACCCCCGCGGGTCAGACTTTGCCTTCTCATGTTCCGACACGAGGTTAACAACTGCTCCGCTTTTCTCAAAAGAATGGGCAAAGCCAGTCGACAAATCGTTTTCAAGTGCCATCAAAGCGAAAGCCTTGGCACCATGAGACGCCCAATCGTGCAATGGCTTCTCGCGATAGCACCCGAGCTTTTCGTTCCATTCTTTTCTAAATGAATCCAGCGCGTCGATTCCAATCTCGCATTCAGCCTCATCGAAAAAACATATCGGCAATATCGCACGCACCCTCTCAATTTGGGTATCCTCCCCTGTCCTGGTGCCAATATTCGGCTTTACGCCATTCTCCTCGGCTATCTTTTCCCGAGACTTACCGTATGAATATTCCCTATTCCTCATATCGTGCGGGAACCAAAACCGACCAACGACCAACTCGCGCTCTTTAATCCAGTCCCGTATGTAGTTTAGATAATGGATCATCGATTCGCCGCTGTTTTCATAATAATGTATGAGATGAATTTCGCGGCCAACATTCTGCGAAAACCATACGGCATTCTCATCACCGATTCCGATATCTTGCCAAGTATCAACAGGAATATGGGGGACCGGAGGGACGCTCGCAATGTGCCCGTTTTTTCTCAATTTACGCATCTGTTTCTGATAATATGCCCCCTCCATCGATTTTAAGAATGCCTCTTCAGGCGTGCTTGGGTGCTCCTGAAACATCATATCGCCCTGGACACGCTCCTTAGATGCGTACCAGGCCTTTTGGCGGTCCGTTAATTTTTGACGCAATTTAATTTCGGCATCCGAAAAATATTCCTCAAGCCTCGAAGTCACGACGATCCCATCCGGATCCGTCTGGTTAAGATCATTTTCCGCCCAACCAAAAAAGAAGAATTTATAATCCAGCTTGCCAAGGTTCTTCCCGCTATGAAGGTCGTTTTGAGCCTGGGTACACATTTTAAAGAATTTGCCCTCCCGACCTTCGGCCGTCGATTCTATCGTAATTATCATACCCTCGTGTACGGCATTTAATGTACCCGTGATAACCTCTTGTGCTTTAAGAGGATACTTAGCACACATTTTACCAAATTCCGAAACATGAACCAGTTGATATGTTCCGGACCGGCCGGAGGTCGTCACCCTGATTGAGCTACCATTCCTAAACGCAATATGCTTGCTTCCCTTGCGTTCCGACGGGAATTCTTTTTTCAACCATTCCGGAAGGTTATTGTATGCGTACAATACCTTTTTATCAAAAAAATCCTGGGCGTCCTCTTTGTTGTGAGCAATGATGCAGGCGTGCGTATTCGAATTGAAAAGGCATGTATCCAGATAAAGAAGGCATATAAAGGTCGTGATCCCATGCTGGCGGGATTTCAGGATTATATTGGAATACCATAAGCCCAAATACAGGACTTTTTGGGCATAATTCATGGAAAATTGTATGTCATGGCCGCGTGCGTCAACAATACGATAAAGGTTGTCCATCCGCCATCGTTTAGAAGATAAATTTTTCCGGATGGTTACATAGGCCTTGGCCTCGGCTCTTGACATTCCATGAGATATAAGCTCTTTCTCGAGATGTTTATAATACTCTGATTTTGTCACGGTGGCACCCGCTTTAGTTTTAATATAGCCAGATAACGTCCCGAACCTTGGTATTGTCTATGTCAACATGAATAAAGTCTTTACCGATCCCTATCCGACGGAACCCCTCCGCCATTAAAGCCCGAAAGATCTTCATTCTTGCTAAGCTATCCGTACACGCGATGTCAGCGGCAATACCTTCAAGATGCGAGCTCGACGGAGTCCCTCCGACATTCCTGTTGTGATCCTTGCACCTGTATCCAGAATTAATCTTGAAAGGAACCCCGGCAATATGGCGGGCCGAATCCAACTTGATAACAAAAGGTGTCTTAATCTCATTCCCGCGGCAACCGCACGGGCACCTGAACTCAGAAATGAAAAAATATTTTAAATAGTTGGCCATCCTCCCCCCCCCATATTCGAAGTACCGGTCTTGTGCCGTACCAGTCGTGCTTATTCTTCTCCGTTTCTATTGGATATCTTTTGCAAAGCAGAAATCATCACTTCCCTTTCACCACCATCAAGAGCAGGATAGATATCCAAACTAACCACATTAGAATCACCAAAAAGCTCTTCGCTAAATTCGCAAAAACCGCATCTTTTATTGACTGGTCGATTTTTTTCATTTTACCCCACATGATAATTAGATTTTAAACCATTTAACAACAAAATATTTTATGGATCATGAAACCCAAAATGTGATCCGCAAACTAACTTGTAGCTATTTCACGAGCCACAACAAATCTATTGGTACTCCCGACCGGAGTCGAACCGGTGCCGCCAGGTTGAAAGCCTGGTAACCCTTACCCTTTAGGTCTACGGGAGCAACTGAGGCCAGGTGACACAGGTCACGATGGCCATCTCCCATGGCAGACCCGCCTGGATTCGAACCAGGGTTACCGGGTCCAAAGCCCGGTGCCTAACCGCTCGGCCACGGGTCTTTTCTTTAAGCCCCCCGGGATCAGATACCTCCCTCAATCTTTTCGCGTTCGATAATTTCAATCAACTCTTCTATCGAACCCTTATAATCTGGATCCTCACGCATTTTCCGCCATTCCTCTTTATCGCCCTCCATCCATTCATCAAACCGATCATATTTTTCCGGCCAGATCTCCCTGTAATAAGCCCATCCATCCATATGATTTTCTTCTGAAAACCAATCCTTCGGAAGCGTAACAGGAACCTTGCCAAACGGCGTCGACGTCATAACGACTACATGATCATCCGGACAAACCGGACAATCCGGACGCGAATAAGCACATCCATATAGCAAGGCAAAAATTAAAATGAAGAATGTAAGAGACATCCAAGCTAATAAGTCCTTAAAAGAATTAAACATCCCCTTCCTCCTCTCTGAAATTTTTTTGCCACCTATCTATTTCTTTATTTTTGATAAGTGCCCACCACACGCAAAGAACAGCAAAAAATAATATGCCGCCGGCCCCGATTATTACGTCTGGCATTGGTACCCGTCCTCCATTATAATATCGACATAACCATCATCGCCCTCCTCAAAGCTCCGAGCCCGCTCTTTCCGACGGTGCCATTCTGTCACCTGGAATAAATGGTTTTCATGGATCCCATCTGCATACTTAGCAGGCCCACCGGCCGGGTCGTCGATGCACGAAGAGCATACAGGATGGCCAGGACGACCCCTTACATGCCCCTTTTGCTCAAATTCGTATCTGCATCCTCGGCATGGGCTCTTCATAGCTCGTTTATTCCCTGGATGAGTTAAAAACATCTTTGTTCTCATTTTGTAACCACCTGATTTTATTTATATGTTAATATTTCTATGAATATGCAAACTGCAATAATGACCAAAGCTGATAATAAGAATATCATAAAAGCGCTCATTGGTAACCCCCTTTTCTCCTAATCCCAAACTAATCTATTAGTCTTTCCTGTCTAATGGCTGGCCGGAAAGGATTCGAACCTTTGAAGGCGAATAAGCCGCCTGATTTACAGTCAGGCCCCTTTAAGGCCCCTTTAACCAGACTTGGATACCGACCATTTTATTTGCAATATTTGACAAATAGTTGTGTTAATTGTAAATAAATTGCTACTTAATCTCCTCCCTGGCCAACCGATCTGAAGATTTCTCTACAATTTCTGCTATCTGGCAAATTGTCTCTTCCGCCTTTGATGAGACATCCTCCTCGGACACAGCTACAACCCTCGCCTTACACCAGGATGGCTTGGAAGCCCCGTTTTCAATAATTCGCCCATAAAGAGAGCAAAATTTTGGAAGGGCAGCGACTCCTCCAATGAGAATGTCGCCCCTTAATTTTGTATGGTAAAATATACAATCTGGACCCAATTGCCAATTGTCATCGCAAGTATTTGGAATCTTTTTGTAAATCATTATTCAATCTCCGATGGTAGCTTTCCCCGCTCATTGCCATCTATTTCGACAATAATTTGAGTTAGGTTGAAAGTATTGCCCTGAGGGACCCCTTCCTTTTTCATCCCGGTAATGCCTTCGAGGCGGTCCAGGGCCGAGCCCTTTGAGTTAAATTTATATTCGTATTTGTACTTCGGAGGACCAACCGGCTGAGGAACCTCCGTCACTTTTACGGCGTCCAGGGCCCGGGCGACATCTTCTGGCAACATATTAGGGGGCAATAAGCGGCCGTTCTCGTCGTAAAGCTGCCTGGGATCCAGGAAGGCGATCCTGGCCTCTTCCTGAAGGATCCGCTCTGTATCGATGTTAAGCTTTTCCTGGGCAACCTGTTTCGCATTCTCTTCCAGCTCAGCAAGTCTCTGTTTTACAATAGGATCCTTAACCCATCTTGAACCCTGGGCCCATGCGGATTCTTTTTTAACGTCCGGAAACACGCTCATATAGGCCTTACCAGCGTTACTCGGGTCTTTGAAGAAGGCCTCTGCAAACCTTATGCGTGCCGCCCTGGCTGCTATTTGTTTTACTCCCATAACTTGATCCTAACTGTAACAATAATCAAGATTCAATCAGGTTTTAATAAGCACCAAACAAGCCGATATCATATGCAATTAATCAACGTTTCCATATTTCTCATGCCACCATTGCTCTTTTGCCGTGCCCGGGTTGATTGACTTGTCGATCTTCGCCGGCTGCCGCTCTATTAAAACATGACAGACGCGCCCGGCAAGTATGTCCGGTTGCATTAGATTCATATGATAATCGAGCTTGCTCATGATGAACGGAATCTCTTCTTCGATATGAACGACTGGCGATCCATCCGGACCGAGAGCTGTTATTATTATTTTCTCAATATTCATTATATCCCCCCATCCGTTTCCCTGAACGTCCTATTTTCTTGAACAAGAAACTTGTAAGAAATTTTTAAATGTCCCCATTTTGTCCCCCTTCCCATAATTGAATTTCCTGAATCCACTCACGTTTCGAGTACCGCACGGTTCTTGTTTTCGATTTTTTTCTGAGCATCTGTGACAATTTTATGATGCCGTAAAAGCACCCTTGCTACATTCTGGAGATGTGCCGGTGCATGAGAAACCTGGTTATGCCAATAAGGGCTTGAAATGCATGTGGCCCGGATGTCCTCAAGGGCCTTTGTTGCCACTCGCAAGCAATCTGCCTTATGAACTGCATCTTCGACCATGTAGCTTGTTTCAAGTTGGCTTTTGGCTAATTCAACGGCCAGTTCCGTCGTGGCATCGTCGTTTACGTCATAACCTTCTGGCATTTTATCGCACTTAATACAGGCCCTTAGGTTGTTTATCTCACTCTTTTGCATAAAATTCTGTTTTGACAGTTCTTCTATTTTCGCCTGCATTTCCGTCGAAGGCTCATCTATTGTGCCGACCACGATTTTATCGTGCATTCCGAGTGCTCTTTCGAGTGAAACGCAAACGGCATAAACAATGCTTTGGTAATAGACCCTGCGCCTCTTTTCGTCTTTCAGGTCATGGTATTGAAGACCTGTCTCATTTATTTCTGAACTGTCCTGTTCTTTTTGCATTGATGCATCTCCTTTCGATCCCCCTCGATTGCTAAAATATCTTGGTATCTTGCGAGATAAAAAGTGTATCTAGGCACACAAAGCCAGAAACCAAGATGTTTTTTGTCATCTCGAATCACAGTCGCCCAACCCGTTTCTTTTGTGTATGCTTTCATTTCACACCTCCAAATGCTCTAATCTTGGAGCACTCTTTACATGGCACATAGTGTGCCTGTTTATCCGTCCATGATACGCACAAATCTTTGTGCGCGATATCAAAAGCTGTTTCTGGAGCGCCGCAATAAGTTCCCTGATTACGATCAGAGTAATCGTAATAAAACTGTGATCCTCGTTGTTTTTTAAGCGCCCTTCGAATATGGAAAACAATGTCTGTGCTCTTCTGTTTGCGCCTCGGCTTTCTATACTGCAACATCACATTCTCCTTTAGATAACCTTTTTAATTTCTATTACTTGCATGTTCCCGTCTTGGTATTGACCTGTGGGGAAGTACATTTGTTCTAAAATGTTTCCACAGGCATCTTGACCATTATGAAGGTGTTTTCTTCCCGCGACATAAACGCGCTCAAATCTCTTATCAATCCTGATGATGTCACAAGCGCCCCATCCAATTTCCACGGCAAAAGCTCGACATTCCCTTTCTGTCATGAACGCTGGAATTTCTCGGCCTAACGCGTCCGTAATGTCTGGAAAATATTGTTTAATATCTGTTTGTCTTAGATTTATTCTCATTTTTCATCCCCCTGCTTCAACGTGTCGGACGATTTTTCTACCTTCGTATTAATTGTTCAATATACAATGTTCATCAAATAGACTTATATCATAAAGGTTTTTGAAGTATGCTATATAAGCATCTGATTTTTTTAGCTTAACCAATCCGCGGCCCATTTTGCGGCTCGATCCCTTCGGAGCAAACTCAGCGATTTTCCAGAATTCTTTTTGAGGTATCCAACCAATGATGTATGCCGTTCCGGTAAAACTGTTTTCCTCATCAACCAAAATTCGAATGATAACGTACATATCGCAGCGCTGTTTATGAGGCTTATTAAAATTCGGAGAATTAATCCAAAACTCCCAATTCATTCGAGGCGGCACCGAGCATGTCGAAGATGTTATCTCTATCTTCAAGCCTTTGAAATTATAGTCATATTCTCCGTCGAAAACGCACTTATCAGGTATCCCGTAATAAACCTGGAATATTGCCTCGCCCATATCACCGGACTTATGCCGGAGGACATCCTGCCTTGTTGCTACATAACCATATTTATTTGTTTGCGTAACGCCCCTTAATCTC